TAAACGTTGTCAATTACCAACCCGCTTCTTCACCAACATGAATTAACGGTTGATCATCATCATCAACTATAATATCATCATCGCCGCGCGCATCATCAACATCAAACGCATCGAGAGAAAATACTGTTTCATCTTCTTCATCACCATTTTGTTGATCTTCGCCTTCATAAGTCTCATTAATGATATTATCTGACATCGCCATATCAAAATCATCACTTGCAAGTTTAGTTCCTTCAACAACACTTAAATTATAATGATCACTTTTAAGCATCATATTTTCGTGTTCAACGATTCGCGCAACAATTTGTTTGCTTAATAAAATTGCGCAAGGTGTTCCAATCTCATAAATCGCTAAGATAAATCTACATATTGTTTCAATATGAAAATCAACAATTTCGGCAGCTTTACGCTCCGCAATAAACAAATCGAGCATCAATGCTAATATTGAAGGAAAAAGATCATCGGATGTTTTATTGAGTTCATCAATATCATTTATTTCGAACGCGTATATGATTAATTTACCAATTGATGGCATATTATTGATACATTCTTCAAGTGTTATGGGTGATGTGTTTATTTTTTGTTGCAATTCAATTGCAAGTTTTTTCCAATATTCTTCAATAAATAATGTAATAGATTTATACGATATTTTCTCATGTGATGGAATTCTCTTAACAACATTATAAATTATAATAATATCGCGAAGGCATTCTCGCAAGGATTGGATGCGAATGTCAATTCGCGTTTTTGGAATTCGCGCAACAAATGATTCGTCATTAATTTGATCAATTGAAAGTCCTTCGTGAGCTCCAAGTGCCTGCAGAATATGCCGATCAAGTTTAAAGATTGTATTAATTTTGATAATTAAATCAAAATTAAACGTCCATCCACGAGTTAAAAGTATTTGCGCCGCTTTTGCGATATATTCATCATCGCTGCGTAATCTTCTTCCCGTTGTTTGAACAACATCATTTTCGGCCGTTAAATATTCAATAAATGTTGCGTGATATTTCTCATAATATGATTCATCAAAATCAATTGCTTTTGCATTTGAATACGAACACTTCTTACAAACTTTTCCATCTCCATCATAAATATGCCGATCGCCTTCAGGGCATCTCATTTCAAAGAATTTATAAAAATTCGCCAATTCTTGATGCAATTTTAGTAAGTTTGTTATTTTTTCTTCATCAAGAATAACGCGTTCTTTCATTAAATCATCGCGTTTAATTCCACATACAGCGCATTTCATATCGGCGAATTCTAATGTGATATTTGCAAAAGGACTCGCATCGCCTAATTTGTATTCAACCAACCCCCCGTTTGCGATGTTTTTAAAAACCATAATTGACCAAATATGTTCGCGGCCTTTTTCGTCGTAAATACGCGAAATTTGCAACTTTCGTTCATCACGCGCAATATCTTCTCGCAAAACAAATACTCTTGGGACGATATTATTTAAATATCGCGTACCATGCGTTGCAATTTCAGTTTTTGCAATTTTATCACTTAATGCCGCGCGCGATGCGCGATATTCTATGACTGCGCGATTTGTCGTATCAAACGGATAATCAAATTCACGCAATTCTAATCCGCGTATAATTGATCCAATTATTGGATCTTTTTTATTACAACATTCAAACAAGGGCTTATATGCAATGCGAATGTCTTTTGGTTTTGCTTCCAGTAAGTCATAAGCAGTCGGTTTTACTGTTGTTTCTTTTTTGCGGAAAGCATTAGCACAACCCTCATAATAAAATATGCAATATATCGGATCATAAATAAGCAAAGTACGATAATCGCGAGGCTCCTCTTTTACAATTGGCATATTTGGGGAAATTGCGCGTAGATTTTTTATAGCAAATGTTAAATTACCAAGAATAATTTCGCGAGTCATACTTGGGACAGTGCGAAGTGCAACATTTTCGATTGATATGATTTTATCAAGCGCGTATCTTGCGGCAGATGCTTGATAATTTGTTGGATCGCGCGGAATAAATTTATCAAAAGTAATTTTATAGCGATCCATATTAACAATACAATCGGCATAAATGTAAATCGCGATATTAATACGCATTTTCGCATTTAATTCTGCCGCAACATTAGTTTGCGCAAGTGAAATTCGCTGATTTAACTCTTCTATAAATGGATAAATATCGCGAATAACCGCGCGGTGAAACGCAACTTGATCTAATGTATTATGAGAAATAATAAAAAGTTGTAATGCGTTCCATTCATGGCGAATCATAGAGACAATATCTTTATCCTCTGATAATGCTTTCTCGATATCATCAATCGCAACAAAACGCCATTCAAAATGCTCGCCGCAAATGCGACAATAGTAGATTTTACGTTCTGGTATTGTTTCTACGTAATGGAACAGTACAGCTCTTTCCTGTTGGCGAGTTGCGCGATTTGAACGAGCCCGTGCGAGTTCAATAATATGCGGACAAATAGTTTTTTGTTTGCAAAGGGAGCAAGTGCGAATTTCTTCATCTTTGTGTGACGGATCTAAAATCTTTTCTAATTTATTGAGTATTTGAGTAATATTATTAATATTAACCGCGACTTTTAATCGCTGGACCAATACAGAGTGCTCGCATGGAACCATTGTTGCAAGTGAAGAATATAATTCTTCGTATTTGGCGAGAATAAATTTTCTCTCTTTTTCGGTTAATTTTGCAAACAATTCTGATTCATTTGAGGTTGTCAGTGTTATGGTTCTCATACGTCCTACATTACGAATATTTGCATGTGCTTTTGACGAGCCGAAATTATCATCAATAAGCGCTGCGAGAATTTCTAAACGACTTATATGATTTTTATATTCTTCATTAGCTTTTTGCGCAATGCTGCGAATATTAATAGCGTTATGAATGCTATTAATAATAGTATGTTTTGGAATTTCAGAGTAACGAATTTGCCAATAAAGCTCAAATGATGATTGTTTAATAAAATCTCCAATAACATTTGCATCCTCAGTAAAATCAAGTGTTAAATAGTTTTCTTTTTTCGAACCAATTGAACGCTCGCCAAGTGCATTCGCGCATTCAATTAATTTTTCATGAATTGGTAATAAATTAACAACGCGAATATTTTCGGTCGTTTTTGCAAAATCATCAACCGATGGACGCAAATATTTTACGCCAATGTCATCAGTTGCGCGTGCTTTATAAACGTGTTCAAACGCAAGAACTAAATAATCAAACACTTGTTTACATTTTTCCGCAATTTTTGGATCATCTAATGTAATAGTATGTTCAATATTTAACGGTTCATGATTATCAAAATGTGTTGGCGGTCTGACATCCTTTTGTAATCCGATACATTCAAAATGAAGACCTCCGTTAAGTTTGCCCCGCTCAAATATTTGATCGCGCGCTAACGTATTCTCAATATTGTAAACATTAAATCCAGTAATTAAAACAGATGTATTTGGCGGTACAATAATGAGCGATTGAGATATTTCAGAAAGTTTAGTATTTGCGAGAATTCTGTGAGGAAACTGAACACCGGTTGAAAGTCTGCGTGTTGCTTGTATTGATTTCGCAGATTGTGGAATTGTTATTTTAACATCAGTTGTTGTTTTTGTTTTATAAGCGCGAATTATATGTCCTCTAATAATCTGTTGAGGATTTTGCTTACGTAGCCGATCCATAAATGAAACATGTGATACAAATTGAATAGTAGGAATGATTAAAATCGCGCCAAACAATAATGGATCTTGTCCAATATTTACCAATTGGCGGATCATAATTTCAACATTTTTATGTTGGCGAAAAACCGCGCGAATTCGCCCAATTTGATTAATGACGTAATTAAAACGATTTGCATCACTAATATTATTATCAAATTCGCGCAATAATAAGCGCATGCGATCAGCGTCGAGTAAAGAATAAATATCCATTACCTCCTTTTGTTCTTCAAATACTTCCATTTCAGTAACGTCGGTCGCGACCTGGGTGACTGGTGTGACGGGTTCATCACCTCCTTTCTTACACTTTGAACACTTGCGATGGCGCGAACTTCCTAAAAATTGAATGTCTTTAAGTTCTGGTAGATCATTATTGGCGAAATCGTCGCCAAGTAAAATCGCATAATCTTCATCCATATATTTAAAGATTGGCGAAACGTTCTTATATACACGATTAAATAAAAATGATGAGCAAAAAGAGAACTCGCGATAATAAAGGATCAAAAGCATCTGAGTTCGTTCAAACGCAACGAACGTGTTGGAATACACCGCCAAAATCTGTTTTAGATATTTATCGTAAAAATGGAGTTGATTCATATGCTCAAAAAGATATCGATATTATTATTTCGCAATCACTCACATGCGATGAAGTTTTAGAACAAGCTCGTGAAAAATTTACAAATGATACATGTAAAGACCAACGTCAAATTGAAGAATTCTTTCAAGTTCTCGGCCATTCAATTAAGATCGCGCACCCGCTTATCGATAAATGCGATGAACGTTGCAAGGGGATTGATGGATTATTTGTTATGAGCGATCATACTGGTGCAACTGGAGGTGTCATTATTGATTTTCATGATAATTTTAATATTATTGTTCGTCTACCTCCGCCCTTAACACAAACTGCAGAGGCAATAACATTTTGCCAAAAGGCAATTGATGATTATGACGTTTATAACGCAGTTGATGGAACGCGTGTTATACTTTATTATTTTGCGCGAATTGGTGAGTGGTTACTCGCAACTGCAAATTCATATGATGCACGTAATTATAAGTGGATGGGTGATAAAACATATTTACAAGTATTTAATGAGTGTTCACACTCATTTGACTTTGCAACACTTGATAAGACAACACAATATGAATTTATTATTTCGCATCCTGATTTTCATCATTTGGAAACAGTGCCGGCATTGTGGCAAACTGCCGGACCGCCGTTGGCGGGTATTTGTTCATTTTCCGAACGCGCGATTTCGCCGCGAACGGTTGGAGAAATGGTGGCGAAAAAATCATTAGTTTTTAACGCACAGAATGCATTTAATGATTACGTAAAATCACAGTCGCAACACAATATTAATTATGGTTACATTTTCAAGAGACGCGATGGAAATCACAATAGCGGCCCTCTCATGATTTATTTGGAGAGCACACTCCATGAATTTATTCGCAAGAATATGTACGATGTGCCACGTTCCATCGATTACATTAATTATAAAAATCGCGCATTATACATGCATATTCGCGCGTATATCGCAACACCATCATCATTTGACGGCTTTTATAATCGCCATGATACAACGCTTTCGCGTCAATCACATCTTATGCTATTTCCAAAAATCGCCGATGTTTTCACGCGCATGGATTTCATTATTGATACGCTGACTAATTTAACAATCGCTGTTATGCGCGCAAATAAGAAAACTTTGGATCCAAATGTCGGCAATTCACGTATTATCGCGCGTACTGAAGCAAAACGAGGTATTGGGCAAGATTTGTTCGGCGAAAAGTGGGAAAATATTAGCGTTGAACTCGCGAATATTGCTGAATGCGTTGGAAAAGTTATTAACGAAAAAGGTGTAATCGGCCCGTTCGGTGATCATGTTTATGCCAATGTACGCGATCAATATTTAAATTGCAATAATATTAAAACATTTCTTAAATTCTTCGAATAAATCAAACATTAAGAATTAATGATTATACAAATTATATTTTTTAACATATACAGATAAAGTAAATTTCATTGTAAATGACTTCGGACGACAGAGATTTTCGTAATATAAAACAATTTCTCTCGCGTGCAAAAGGTAAAAAAGAATATTCGCCGGTAATCGTCAATACATCGGCAAGTTGGTGCGACTGCTGGTTTGATAGGAATTCGCAAGCGTATTGTTATTGTTCGCCGATGTCAACATCGGAAATGATTTTTGGTCAATCACGTATTAATCGCGAATCGGTGCCGGGAATTCATGTTGCTACACCAGTAGAACGCTCAATTGTTAAACGCTTGCAGATGAAAATCGCGCAATCAATTGCATAAAAAAAATAAAATATGCGCGTTTTTTATGATAATGTGGTTAAATATTCGTAAAATGTATCATCGTATATGCACCATAAATAATTATCATTAAAATACTCATAGTCATACATATCAACCATTCTGACACAGTCAGGTAGGTTTTTATGTATTTAATTATTATACGTTTAAGTTTAATTCAATTTTTTAACTATTTGCTAAAATATTTTCCTCATCATTAACAGTTGCATTAAATCGCATGAATCCCGTTTCCACTATTTTTTGCATAATGTCAAGATTATATTTTAACATGTATGGAGTTTCATCTACTTTGCTTGATAGCATGCCAAAATTTTCCTTGATTATTTTCGTGAGTGGATATTCCGAAATTGGTAAATTATTAGCAATATAGTTATTCATTAGTTCAGTACATTTTATTTGTAATGTATCAATAATTGATAAACATTTAGCATCAGTAATAATAGTACGAAGTTCGCTCAATGCAAAAATCGGATCAAGCAAAGAAAGAATATGAAACGCCCTATCAAAATCTTTTTTAATCATATCAATAATAATATTGATATTATTTGCACTCGGAAAACATTTCACATAAAATCGCAATAATAGCTCACCCTGTTCAATAGCGAGTAAATCATATGATACATTTTTTGCATATGATCTAACAACTAAATGATACGGATTAATTATAACGCGAGAAAAATCCAATAATACACCGGTAACTGGTTTCATGATATGAAATACCATATTATCGATTATAATATCTTTCATTGTGCGCGTGTCTCGCACGTGTATATTTCCAACATGCGCATCAGTATGAATTACTCCCGCGAATGAGTGCAATACAAGAAATGCATATAACCAATGGAATATTAATTGATGAATAGTATCAATAGTGACTTTAGATAATTCCAGATATACAGGGCGAGATAAATACAAGCTATAAAAAGTTACGGCGAATTTTGACAATATTAAATTATCTGCAGAATATTGCAATAACCTATCAAAATCATCGCGTGATGTATCGGGTGATGATATGGCAATTTTATTAGTTATTGATGGCAAAGTTTGTAAAACTGTAAGACGATGATGAAATTTATCAATAACGTCACTGTATTTAAATTTCGATAATATTGATGGATTTTGAAACATATCTTTATCAATATTATGCAGCATTTGCCATGGAAGGGCGTATTTTGCAAACTGTTCGGAAATATTATAATTTATGATATAAATACACATCTGTTGCGTATAATATTCCCTCCATACCCTGTGGCGAATATTTTCAATATTATGCGATTCTGCAATTGTTAATGGAATAATCTTTGTTACTAATACTTGACGGGTATATTTGTATATTAAATGCGTCATTGCGTTTTCATGTGATTTGTCATCAACCATTTTCTTGATTGTCATTAATTCATCAAAATGTTTAAATATTATATCATTACTTAACGTATCGGGAGGTTGTGCTAAAGTTTGTGCTTCAAGTAGCATAAATATATGCATTATAGCAATAATAATATCATATCTATTGTTTTGAATGCGTTTTTTAAAATCATTTTTTATTTTTGTCGGCGTTCCGTGCGGAAAATAGAATAATGTACTAAGTTCCATATTCTTTATAAATGGTAGTATGCCATCCTCAATGTCGTCCCATATTGGATCTTTTATAATATTATCAACATGATGAGTGAGTACCGTTACTTTTCTTACTTCACCATCGCGCGAATAATGTAAAAATCCAACCGTTATTGCACTATGTGATGGAATAATATCTGAACCGTCTCGCCTATAAGATTCTATGAAATATCCACATATAGTGGTTTTATCCTCACTGGATAACTTGACAACGGAAATAAAATTATTGATAAACGACATAAAGTGTGTAAAAATTGAATATGGGGCTTTTATATATTACGGGTGCAATAATTTAACAACATGTCCGATACTATGATGACGGCATCAGATTGGTTTTCGTATAATACATACGGAACCACAGATGTAGGTATCGGACGTGTTGATGACGTATTTAGTACTAATTTTTCAATTGATTCCATGAAATTCACTAATAATGATAATGACATGAACACCTTCGCAACAAAAGAAAGTTTCTTTGAATTTGAAATAGGATTAATATCTGATTGGAGCTCACCAACATTACAGTAATGTATGTCACGAAAGTGATATGCATCAAGTGTAAATTACTCATTTGTAGTACCATCTAAAATCAACGCGTCAAACGGCATTATTATTTGCCAACTTTGCAGGGAAACTTGTGAAGTGACGACGTGTGGAAGACAGAAACGACACTACTCAACACACGCACACACGTTTTTTTGTAGCATAAAAAAACAAAAATGAATTGTTATAATGAGTAATATATAAACGGTTATGGCACTTTACGTCGGCCTCGATGGATCATGTAAAATAGTCAATACTAATATTTATCAAACAGCCGTTCATACACTGATAAAACATGACATTGGCTTAGATTTTAATATTACAGAATGTGAAAATTTTACAATATACACACCTGGTATCAATGCGCTAAACATAAACCCGGTCGCAACACAAATAATGAATACAATTGGTTTTGATGGGTTTGTATATGGAAACGCAATTTTCACTGGCAAAGATAATGCGCGACTATCTATTGATCAATTAACAAAATTACAAGTATTTGGCAAATTGGATTAAAGGATAAAAAATAATATCGTGATTCAGATATGTGTATCATGACATCATTTTATCC